CATCATCCCTATTTACTGTGACTTTACCCTCAAATGATGTACACTCAAAAATAGGTGTCCCATTTAGCAGAACATATCCATGTGTACCTACCTGTTGGTTCTTACCACTTATATTTTCCATATATTACCTCCTACATATAGAATTTCATCTTTAAATCTTCTAGTGCATCTGCAATCAGTAGATTACCAGTACAATATAAAAATGACCCCGTATTAGCTTCTTTAATTTGAGCTTCTTCGTAGTCATCTACTTTTACTTTTTTTATTTCCTCAAGGTATCTCCTATTTTCGTCAATATCTATAGTGATGCGATTATCTCCTGATGGATCTAGGACATCTATCTTTTCAAGGCTTTCAAAATAATCTCTTACTGCAGCTATAAATACCAACTTATTTCTATATACATTCATAAACTTACCTACAAATTTCTTTTGCCATGTATCTTTGATATCTTGGTATATCATATCTGCAGTCTCAGATATTTTAATCTTTCTAAAGTCCTCTATATCTTCATCACCTGTAACCCTCTGCAATGATGTAACACCTCTACTGATATAGAATATATCTCCGTCTGTAGATAAGAATATCTCTCCTTTATTGACTGAAGTATTTTCATCTTCTTTCATGTCTGCAGCTGTGACATCTTCTAATTCGTGCCTTGTTACAGACTCATTAACAGGAATCCCTGCCAATATGCCTGCCAAGCGTACACAGAAATCTGATGCAGAGTACTTCTTTTCACCTATATACACATTATCTGTGCCCCAGTTGTATACAAATCTCTTACCGGATTCATTGGTATATCCGGCCAATATCAGATGTGTAGGTCTATAGAACTCTCTATGAGTTTCAACCCATGTCACTAGTGTTTCGTGATGTTTCTTCAACACACCTGGTACAACTAGATAATTGAACCTCTTGAATTTTAGCAGTTCTAAAGCCTTTGCTAGAGTGATTTTACTATCTTCTCCAGATACTTCATAGTCATCTATTGCCATAACCATGACCTTTCTTGGCTTACCTTTATAACACATCTTTAGTAGTTCATAGTTTTCAACATCCATTCCTTCAGCTTTTATTTCTTTAAAACTATTATACTCAACCAATTTGCCCTTAGCCATTTTCTTATCTTTCAAAATAATAAAAACAACCCCTTGGGCACTTCTCCTGATAAAATTGTCACTTTTCCTTTTAAATTCAACCTCATATTGAGGCATTCCTAATGTCTCTATCATATTTCCTCCTTGTTAATATGTAGGTGCTGCATTACTTCGTATGTATCCATAGCTTCATCTTCATAATAACCTTTAAATTCCTTAACAGATAAATCAAATGTATACCTTAGTATGCTATCAGACATATCAGTTCTTATATCTTGTATCTCCAGACCACTATCCCCTGCCTGCAAAGTGCTTATTGAAAATAACCCATTCAATATATCTACCATCTCCAGCAACTCTATATTTGTCTTGCCAAAAGGGAAATAGTGAATATACACAGTTACTAGAGTCTCATCATAAGATATACCTACACTAGTCATCTGTATAAAAAAGCATGGTTTATACTTTTCTACACTGTCTTTGATTTCTTCAGCTACTACAGGCACCTCTGTCTTATTTAGAAGTTCTATTATACCCTTTTTAATCTCTACAAAACTAATCATATAGCCACCTACAAATCAAATATATCATCAACCATTTTCTCAATGTCCCTGTCAATTTTGGGTTGCTCTCCAGTCATGGTCCTCTCTAACATATGAGCTCCCTCAATAAAGGCGCCGGTATCTGCATCAATATGACCATGTTCAATCAAATGTCCCTTTCTGGACCTTAATTTTATTATTCCTAGGGTCTTGTTAGGTCTTTTTTTAACTGTACCTGTCCACTTATCTTTAGTGCGTGTACTTTGTCCATATTTTCTGACAGGAGTATTGTTTTTTGCTACATTTTTAGCCCTATACACACACCTTTTTACTACCTTTTGTGCTTTTTCAGGATAATCCTTCCTTACCCTGTCCCACATTTTTTCTGTAAATGAATCCAATTCTGAGAAGTCTAAATCACTCATAATCTACCCCCTCTTTCTTATATACACAATCAAGGTGCATCTCACATTTGCCAGTCTCTATAATATTATTTATATGAACTATTGAGTAGGTCTTTCCCTCACAAATCAACCTCATATCCTCGGTTACATCCTCCCTACTTCTAATTTTAAACCTGTATGAATACTTGAGAGCCTCTCTTTCAGCCTGGCTATACTGACTGGCACTTAGCCTTACCTTTTCAGCAGGGATATTAGTAGCAATATCTGACCACTCTTTAGATACTTCACCTATCTTATTACGAGTATCCTTGAATGACTGGATTGTAATCTTGTGTCTCATCCTACCTAGATTCATACCTAGTCCTCCTTGCAGTAGCTTAACTGAGTTATTATTGACCTTAGACCCACAACAGGGGAACCAAGTCCCCCATTGTCATCTAGCCTATTTTCATACCACTGAGCCACCACCATAGCTATAGCCTGGTAGTATAGCTCAGATGCTGTTTTTGAAACACCAGCATTTTTCAAGTACTCAATAGCTGCATTAATATATATTTGTAACTCAGCATCTACTTGATCACTCTCACTGAACCTTAGATATGTCCTGACCCTATCAAGTAGTGTATCTGCCATACTATCCCTCGTTTACCTTAGTAAGTAAAATTACACCTTGATGGTCTGCCAGCTTACCATCTGCTATCATAGTCGACTTAGTAATAAACTGGTCTGTATCTTCATCAAAGTACCTCTTAAGGGCAATCTGAAGGTTTGTATTTAGCATATAGTCCTTTAGGTTTACTATGATACCAAATACGTTATTTGGCTCACAAGCCTCAAATGATGGTAGTGAGCTCTCAACCATTACAACTTCCTTGCCCTTGAAGATTTGCTTATCCTCACCATTTAGACCTATATTTACTCTTGCTATTGGCTGTCCATTCTTGTCAACCATGCCCATTAGGTCGCCTTCGTAAGTTTCAGAGTTTACGATCAGTACTGTCCCCTGTCTCTTTGCAAGTGGAATCTTTGCAAATATCTTAGACCACTTATCATATTTAACTAGTTCAGATGGCTTTACCTGAACTTTCTGCGATGCCACCTTTGGGTCCTTAGTTATACCTAGTGGCTGACCTGAACCTGAACCATTGATTATTGCATCTTCTATAGCTACTATCATAGCTTCATAACAGCTATCTACTATGTTATCTTCAAATATTGATAGAGATACTGTATCAGCTTCAAGTGTCACTGCAACTCTTATCTGTAACTTGTGGTATGAAAATGTAATCTTTCCATCAACTGTATTTTTCTGAGTCTCAGCAACCTTACCTTCAGTAACCCACTGAGCAGTTGGTTTTGCAGACTTAGTCGGTATTTCTACCCCACCCTTGATATTTGTTATAGTTACTCTTGAAAATATATTTCCATATGTTCTCAACTTTTCAACTATTCTATTTACTACAGTGACTGGTACTGTTGCACCTGCATCACTTATAGCTGATACTGCATCCTTTCTTTCCTCTGGAACCTTACCGCTTAAGACATAATCCATAAAGGCCTGTCTTTCCTCATAATCACCCATATCAAGCCCTCTTGAATTATTAGATAACATAGCAGAGCTTACTCTGATTAGATTTTCTGGATTAGATGATATATTTTCCCCACCAGGTACAAAATAGCTACCTCTTTCTTCTGTATCTTCTATCTCATCAATGGCAGCTCTTAACTCTTTCATTTCTTCATTTAACTTTTCGATTCTATCATTACAATCCCTTAATTCCTCTATGCTTTCAGTAGTCTTTGCCGTCTGAATTAGCTTGTTTCTCTCTTCGTTTTTTGCATTGAATAGCTTTAATAATCTTTCTTTCATGTTCGCACCTCTCTTATATTAACTTTGATAAAAATTCTGTTCTTAATCTCTCGAGTTCAAGATAATCTATTGATGACCTCTTGAACTGCTTAACTGCCTCGTCTAAATCCTGCTTGCTTCTAGAGTCTATATCAGTACCCTGATAAGCAGGATATGTGACTGCACTTACTTCACTGACCTTAGATACCTTTAATATCCTTCTGAGTGGCATTTCTGAATCCATGCCCTCCCACTTTTGATCCTTGACTCTAAAAGCAAAGCTCATGCCTGATATATCCCCCCTGCTGATAGCCGAGTGGAGGTTTTTAGCATCTTGATTATTATCAATATCTAGTTTAGCCTTGATAAATAGGCCTTTTTCATCAATCCCTATTACCATAGTTCCTTGACTATTTCTACTCCTTGCAAGTGGTATAGATGACTGCATATGGTTTACAAACAAGGAAACATCTGTCAGATCACACCCATCAAATGCCCCTCTCTCTATGACTTCATCAAAATAGCCACCGATATTGGTCTTTTGGCCAAAAACTGCAGCATGACCAACTATGTTGTAATCCTCATCTGAGTTAGTGCTTAAATCAGTAAATGTATAACTTCTCTCAACATAGTCCTCATTTAATTTTCTAATCTTCACCTTGTCCTTCAACTTCATTCACCTCCTTCCCATCATTTTTTCTATTCAGTTGATACGATTTAGCTATATCAACATCAATAAAATTCAAACTCTGTCTTCTTACGTCACCACCTTCATATGGAGGGTATCCAAACAACTCAAGTAGCTGATTATCTGTCAAAGCTCCTCTATTACCAAGGATATCTGCAACAGCTATTTTATTTTTGGTGTTAGTAAATAAGAGTTTTTGCCCATAAAAAATGACCTCATTACCCATGTTTAATTCTTGCTGGGTAAATAAGGTCTTGGTAAATGCCTGTCCAAGGCTTATTATCTTGCTTTCAAGCTCACTTTCATAAAAGGCTTGATACTCTTCATCTGTAAACTTGCCTGTATAAATTGCAAAACTTATGCCTGTATAGGCCAATATCTTAGTCTGAACAAACTCCATAGTAGTTTTTTCGACTACTACAGGCTTGGTCTCAATAGGTATGTAGTCTGACTTTAGGTCTAGAGGTATTATCCCCGACTCAGACCTTATGAGCTTATCCTCAAACTTTCTTCTAGACTCCTCTTGCTTATCATCATCAAGCATAGTATTGATTTTGATGACCCCTCTGACAGCAAGAGTTGATTTAACAGCCTTGTCTAACCCTTGAGTGACCACCTTGTCTGTCTTTATTGTCCCAAGTATTACATTATCCTTGGCCTTGCCATCATCATTACCACCCAAAAACTCATTCATAGCAAAATCTTTTCTCCAATGAATTATATCTGAGTATGGCAT